GCCACCCCAGAGGTAAGCACTGTGTAGGGCACAAAGTTGGTTCCGCTTGAATTGGGCTCGCCTTGCCAACCCCCGTCTTCGGGAGCCGCAGCGTCTCCTATGGGCTTACCGACATTAGCCATTGCAGTAAGCAAGGCGTCAGTCAGCGGACCTCTGTAGATAATCATTTAGCATTCGGCCCTTTAGTAATTTGAGCTAAACCTGACTCGATTAGTTTAGTAGCGGTATCTCCCAATACCTCTTCAAACGCTGGTCTCATGTATGGGTGCGGTGGAATTCCTGGGTGATTGACTACTCTGGCGAATACTGTCTTGCCGTCAACTTGAAAGACTAGAACTCCACCCGGTTTCTTAGGTTTGATCTGATACATAGCTGTGGGGAACTCCCCACGCGTACCAGTACCAAACTCTTGAAATACCCCGTAATCAACGTTTGGTCCAACTTCAACTGATAAAGGTGAGAGATAGCGCACATGGATTGAATTCGCTAGTTTGCCAGTCTTTTTGGGTGCTTTAGCTCTAGAAACAGAAGCCACTCTCTGCGCTGTTTGAGCAATAATTTGACCAGCCTCGCGCTCAATATCTTCCCCTGAAGCTATCTTCAAGTCATCAATAAGATTGATCAAATCTGCCGTAACAGCATTAGTAGAACTAGGTGCTGATGGCTGCGTTGGGCTATTAGCAGCCGCTGCTGCTGCAGTTATTATCCCCACGAAGAGCTCTCCTCAATGCCAGTACACAGCATTCGGCGGGTCGCTCTAACTAATCCGCCACCAGAAACATCCAACACTCTAAACGCTCTACCCTGTAAATCCTCATCAGAAATAGCCTCTAGAACCATGATTATGTCGTCACGGTTAGGAACTGGGCTTGTATTAGCTGGAATCGAGATATTTGTATTGCGCATCACTAAGTCAGCTTCACCAACATTGATGACGCTTGGACCATCTACGCTATAAATACGAGCTTTACCTTCATAAATCTTTTGACTGATATCAGCTGTCAACAACCCTGTGTTGGTATTAAAAGTTCCGTCTGTAGGTCTATGAATAGTGATGGTGTCTACCATCACTGACATTGCCCGCCGCTGGATGTAACGGCGAGAGAAAGAAGACCCAACTTTAACCATTGTGGACTTCCGGCTCTGGCATTGGCTTAGTGCCACCAAAGTCCTGTTGTCCTGCCTCATAGTTGTCGTGCATACCAGTAGCGAACATCAATGGGTTAATAGACGAGTCGAACGTTTCTCCCCAAAGAATTCCACCTACATCAGGACCATCGCCACCAACAGCAGCCTTGTACTGGTCCCGCATATCTTCTGCAAGCTGCTTGTACTTGGTCTGTAGAGTCTCAGCCTGGTATGAGACACCATCAGCTGAATATGAGATTTCACGAGCAAATCTAGCTGCAAGAGTTTCGCAGGCGAGAGCTGAGACGTAATACACACTTTCGTACAAAGGCATGTATTTAGTAATTAAATAGTCAAGCTCTTCATCTGTAAGAAGTACATCTTCCTCATCAGTGTCCTGAACTAAGAAGCGAATCTCATCAAGGTCAGAGTCACCGGGAGAACCCGAGTAGCTAAAGCTCATGCTTCCTCCGTTTCACGGGGATTAGCTTTGCTTTCTTATTTGCTTTAGAGGCAGCATCAATAGCTTGTGGTGCTCGCTTAACACCTTCTTTTACAAAATCCCCTTTTTTAGTAGGGATCTTGTCTATATCAAAAGCATCCTTTTCGGCATATGAAGGCATTACTTAGTCCGCTGGATCTTGGCCTTCTGCGTCGGCTTGGGCAACTCAGCAACCATTGTCAGATGACCGTTGCGCACCCATGATTCAACACGAAGCCATTCATCTGCCTCTGGGATAGGGTCACCAATCTGGCGAATCTCTTCACCAATTTTGATCGGTCGTTTCGCTACGTAGGGCATCAATGCTCCTTTTTTAAAGAAGTCTTTTTAACTGCTGTCTTTTTAGCAGCCGTCTTCTTAGGAGGATCTGGTTCAACGACTACCTCGACATCTCCCCAGAATACCCAAGAGCCAATGACATCTGGAGCCGAATCGGCATCAATAAAGTCACCAGGCGCGTAAAGCTCATCGCCAATGCTGATTGGCTTAACGGCCTTGTACTTCTTGCTCATACGTCTGTTCCCCTTCGGAAGGTCTCAGGAGGATTGGTACGTGGAGTCGAAAAAACTTCAACGACAGCACGATCAGAGCCAGTAGGGATCTTTTGCCGCGTCTTGTTATTAGGCGACACGGTAACCGATGTGCGCACCTTAACGATCTTCTTTGATGCCAAAAGTGAGTGGAGGGTGGGCCAACCGACTACATCTGAAGTGATGTCATCGCCTGGTTCTGCCACACCAGCGCCGATTTTAATACGGGCGTTGGCTAGATACTTATCAGCCATTTTTACTCCTTAGAAGGGAAAGAGGGGCCAGTACTCCTCCATACTGGCCCCTCCCTCCGCTTTAGGTGGATCAGGCTACTGCCGCAGCCAAGAAGACACCCATGTCAGGCGCAACGACCTTCATGTCATAGGTCATCTCCGCTTCAACACGGTCCGACGCAATGTGCTCCTGGCGGAAGCTCTTCACCTTGATTCCAGCGCTGTTACCAGCGGCGTAACCATTCCAAGCGAAGGTGTATCCCGCTGCAGGCGTCATGAGCGACGGCGCAGATGGCGTGTAGCACAGCAGCGCGGCCTTGGAGTTAGCTGCAAATGCGTAGGTAGCAGCGGCATCCTGGTCGGCTGTGTCGTTGATCTCGGCAACGGCAGTGCTGGTGGCGTAGGAGACAAGCATCTTCTGAACGCCAAACAGACCTGCAATGAGATCCTCGGTGACAACGCCCTTTTGGGTGTACTTGATCCGGTCAAGGATGTCAGCGTGGTTCTTGAGCACCCGCATCACGTTAGCTCCCACGACAAGCGTGTTAGGAGCAAATCCGGTCAGCTCGCGGAAGTCCAAGCAGTACTTGGCGATGTCCGCGATTGGGTCAGAACCACCCTGATCCCACTGGAGGAACTGCGATGAGTTCGGTCCAGAAGTGACTCCGGTCCGGTCGGTAGCCCAAACACCAGTCTTGAAGTAGGCGTCAGCCCAGTCAAGGTCCCGCTTCAGAAGAAGCTGGTTGGTGATGAACTTCGTCGCGTCTGAGTCCAGACGGAAGTTCGAGTCAGCGTTCGCACGAACCTGGTCATCGATGTCCTTGTGGACAGCGTAGACGTGGCAGAAGTACGAATCGGTGTCGAACTTCCAGCCGACCCCAGGGCTCTCTGTCCCTGGTGCCCGACGCTGAACGTCAGTTCGACGCCAATCTGACTTGGAATACTTCCAATAAAGATCAGACTGCTTTTGTACTGGTACCTGCGGAAAGACCTTGTTCGCAATGTACTCAGATGGTGACTGCAAATAGGCGACTGAAACATTCGTCAATGGAACATTGACGTGAAGGTCGCTCTGAGCCGGATTCGGCATATCTAGTCCTTACCTCCCTCACGCGCCAAGACGGAGCAAGCAGGGGAACAACTGTCCCGCTGAAGCACTGTCCAGGGCTACACCGACGACGAGAGCAGCGTCAGTACCGGGAGTGGCCGTGACACCAGTCCCGTCAATAACGCTGTCTACCTTGATTCCGTCACCGGCAGCTACTCCACCAGTACCGGCTGTTACCTTCGACACACCACGGATCGCAACTGTCGCTGCCTGACCTGTGTACTGCGGCTTGTTCTGCATAACACCAAGAACGAGCTCGTTAGCCGTAGCGTCTGCAAGCCCGACTGTTCCAGCGGTGCTGGTGGCCTTCACAAAGCTGTACTGAAATCCACCATTCGGGTCCGCTGAACCTGGCTGACCAGGAACTCCGGTATAAAGGGCAACCGTGGCGTCGGCCTTAAGCGTGATAGACCGTAGGGCCTCTTCATAAGCCATCTGTTATTTCCTCCTTACCGAGAGTTCCGCGTAGACAGGTACTCGTCATACGCAACGGGGTTTTCAACGAAGAATCCCTCCATAGCCTCAGCCTTGGAGATCTTGTCTTCGCTCTTGGACAGTGACTCGTCAAGGAACGCGTCAACCTGAGAAATAACCTCGTTGTTGTCGCCTCCACCCTCAAAGCCAAGCTCGGACGACATGTACGAAATAGCCTCGCTGGCAGCGTCAAGCGCCTTGGCGATAACCGCACAGTCGTCGTAGCTCATGGTGTCAGACATGCGCATAAGCACCGGCCCGAGTTCATCTGCCTCAATCGGCAGAGAGTAAGTCTCAGCCTTGGCGATGTAGTCCTTGGTGAGGCGAAGCTCTCGTTCGGCCTTGGCAATCTCCGAAGCTTCATCAGCACGCTGATTAGCCTTTGAGATCTCATCCATAGCCTTTGAGATAACTTCATCCCGGTCCATCTCAGTAAGTGCCTTGCTCAGATCTTCCCGAACCTGGTCTCCCAGGGACGGTGACTCGCTCTTGCCGAACAGTTCAGCACTCTTAGAGACACCAGCAAGTTCCGGCTCTTCAGAGATCTCAGGGATCTCTTCACCATCTACTACGTACATGAAGGCGTCGCCCTCACTGTCATAAACGATGTCGCCGTGCTCAAGCTCGCTCTCGTCAAGGGACTGACCGCCCTCATCGAAAATTTCTACATCGGGCACAGTTTGTTCCTCCTCGGTCGCCCGCTTGGCGATAGCCACTTTGGCGTGCTGGTTCGCGGGACGGTCAACCAGCGAGACCTCATCGATCTCGATGTCTGTTACCTCACGTACTCGCCTAGCCATCGCTTCTCCTTAGTTAAAAGCTTACAACCAGATGGCTGTAAAAGGCTTAGAAAACGTGATTCTAAGCTAAACTATTTCTTTTCTTTGCTTCTGCGCGCTGAATTGATGCGTAGTTATAGCCACCAATACCACCAACACCACCGGCACCAGTGCTCAAACCCCAAGCAATGTTTGTTCCCTTTTTCTCTGCTGCTCTTACACGCTTGGGGTCTGCGACAAATA